AACCTGGGAGATTTACAGGCTCTCCAACCCCAGTGTGGTTTATCACACAATCACTGCACCATATCAAGTGGCTGCCATACGCCAAGCCAGCACCTTATTGGCCAGAAATGGGTTGGATTCCAGCGAGTTTGATATTCGACCAGCCGCAGTGCCAGGATCAACCCAGGATCTACAACAACAACGTGCTAACCCGGGTTCATTCACTGGCGCATGGCGAGTGTTAGATACTGCGGGTCGTGAAGTTTGGCGTTTCCGCGGTGTGGGCAATGTGCAAGCAGATGCCAATCGTGTGGCCATTGATTGGTTGCAAGACAACGGTCATGATCCTGCAGAATACAGTGTTCTTCCCATAGTGAGCTAAATATTGGACGACATCAGTATTGTTATTGTGACTTGCATCAAAGATTTAGCTTTGTTTGAGAGATCTATAAAATCTATTGCTCAATACGGTGTTATTTCTCCTAGCATAAAAATCATTATCATTGCCAATGATGACATTAGTTTAGTTGACAAACTTGTTGAGCTAACAACTCCACTATCTTTAAACGTTGATATTTTACACTATAGTGCGATCACTGAGTGGACTGGACATATTGGATGGGACAGCCAGCAATATTTTAAATTGGCAGTGGCAAATTTAATTAATACGCCTTGGTATTTGATCATGGACAGTGATAATTACGTTGTCAATCCTGTATTTACAGACCATCTATTTGTTGATAATCGAGCATTTTGTAGTTGGGTAGTGCCTGCAGATCATCATGTTAAACATTTACAACGAGCACATATGACATGGAATAATCAAGATATATCTTTAAAATACTCCATGGGAGATAGTCCTCCTTTCTTAATGCACACTAGTACAACAAAAAATTTATTGCCGCATATAGATAAAGAATGGTTTAATTATAATAATCCAGGCCCATTGTATACATTTGAGTTTTTTCTTTATTATGCATACTTAGAACATATCAATATGTTTGATAAATTGTATATAAAAAATAATACAAGTCCCATGCGCCAGCGTATTAAAAATCCTACTACAATACCACTAAATATCACATGACCCGCGAATTTGTAAAAATCCTAGCTGATGTACACTGTGATTGTGCAGTAGATCAACGGCCTATCTATAGATTGTATGTGAATGATGAACTGTTCACAGAGCGCACTTGGATCTGGGAAAATGTGTATCTTGAAGAAGTCATACCTATCTTGGCCGAACCCGGCGATTATGTCATACGATATGAGCTGGTACCCGGTACCACTGCAGGGTTAAATATACAGAACTTGAGGATAGCGGAAGGTTTTGCTACCATACAAGATTCCACAGTAAGGATACGATAGTGCGAGCACAGGAATTTATACGTGAAAATGCATCAGCCGGTGCCACAGGTTCAGGCAGTATCGCCACCGTTGCTACCCCCATAGGCGGTGTGATAGCTCGAAATGCCCAAAGTTTCTTTGCTGGGCATAAATACTCTAATGACGAGACTCCAAATACGCCAGAGTCTTACAAAACATACAAGAAACGGAAAAAGTAATGTTAGCTGATTTGTTAAAAACATTGTTGGGCACACAGTTTGCCCACTACATAAAGTCTCACGCATTTCATTGGAATTGCGAAGGACCTGATTTTTATCAATATCATAAGTTTTTCCAAAAGATCTATGAAGATGCTTATTCTGCCATAGATCCCACTGCAGAATACATACGTAGCCTGGGTGAGTATGCTCCGGGCAGTATGGAACGTTTTTTAGAACTCAGTGTAATCCCGGGACAAACAAAAATCCCTCGTGCCCGACTCATGGTAGAAGAATTGCTCGCCGACAGTGAAATCATGGTTAATTTATTAGATCAATGTTTTGCTGCTGCCACTCAAGAAAACAAACAAGACGTTGCCAACTTTATTGCTGAACGACTCAGCCAAACCAACAAGTTTGCCTGGCAACTACGTGCGACACTAAAAGAGGCAAGGGCGTGATATGGATTCAGAATTTCGCAGCATAGTTGAACGCTTGGCCGTTCTGGAAGGACGTATAACTCCTGTAGGTGTCAAGCACGGCCTCAACGCACAGCAAAAGAGTGTGCATCAATTACCCGCACTGTTCAAACCCAAGACTGTATCGGTACTAAACGCCAAGAGTGATCCTAAAAATCCCATGGCAGGATACATGGTTGGTGACAGTGTGCAAGATGACAGAGATGTAGTGGAAGATGTTATTGGCAAAGTCAAACGCAGTTTAACTGATTACTTGAAAAATCTCGAAGATGAAATACGTGTAGATGGCGACTTAAAAGATAAAACACACGACGATACTGATCTAAAACAAAAGTCTGCAGAAATTCGTGATCTACTACCTCGGGTTAATAAACAAGACATAGATGAAGGCTATCCTGTGTTGGCCATTGCCATGGAAGACGGCACAAATTGTGAATTGCACGGAGATGACAGCTCAGGCTATGAAATTCGCCGTGGTGGCCGTGCATTAAAAACTCGTTTTGAAACAGTAGATCATGCACGTATGGCCGTAGAAATGTTCAATGCACGTAGGCGAGCACGTGATCTTGAACCGCAAGATTATATTGAGGAAAGATAATGTTAGTACAAGACCTATTTGAAAATCGCATGCATGATGCATACAGTGTGTTCCAGCAGTTGGCAGGTGCAGTGCACAACAGTGAAGATATTGATTTACGAGTAGGACATGAACTGATGCCTTTACAATCGTGGCAAGCTCGTTATTTGTTGGGCCAATACAAAAGCATAGCCAAACGTCAAGGCCCAGATGCTGCCATGCGATTCCTAGCTGACTACAACGCCATCACTGCTGCATTGGACGCCATGGACACACGCTTGGGTCAGATGAAACGCATGCCAGGTAGCTTGCCCGGTCAACGTGCAGTGGATGAAACACACAACCATGATGAACCCGAAGAATGTTATACGTGCCGCGGCACTGGCGAAGGTCAATTTGATGGCACAAGTTGTAGTGCCTGTGGCGGAAGTGGTATAGTGCGACCCACCCGCGATGATGATGATTTTGACATACCCGATGACCATGACATGAGGGAAGCTGCTCCAGATCCCAAACATCTACAAAGATACGGGCATGAATTAGATCAACGTTTCCCAGACGTCAGTAATTCTGTAGCAGACCGTGGTGTGACTGTGCCCAACAGCAAAGAAGTTGCTGGTCAAACTGCTCACCCGAACAAACACTTCCAATCTACACCGTTCCACACCAATGGTGCCAAGCTGGCCACCGTGGTCCGGCCTGGTACCACACCTCCTCGTGTGAAGCGACTGGATACTCCAACCACAGTGCCCAACTTCCTAAAGAAGTCCATGGCCCAGGAAGATGCCAGACCAGGTCCCCTGGAACGGTCTGCCCCGCATACTCAAAAAAAAACCACTGATCAATTAACACACCTACAGGCCCTAAACGGGCTGGAGGAAACAGTGAGCCTTATGCGGGCTGCCAATCGTCGCATCTCAGAAAATCTATCCATAATGAGCGAAGCAGGATCACCTGCACAACAGGCGGCCATTGCCATTGCCATGAAAAAAGCCGGCAAGAAACCCAAAAACAAAGGTGTGGCGGAAGAAAAAGTTCGCTTAGATCCCAAGTGCTGGACTGGCAAGCACAAAGAAGGTACCAAGATCAAAGGTGGTGTTAGAGTCAATAACTGTGTTCCAAACGAAGGTGTGGCGGAGGCTACTGGAGATGAGAAATTTGACACCATCATGGGCAGGATGCAGAGAGAACCCACAATTCCTGATCCACAAATGCCCCCAACTGATGTAAAAGATCTATACCAATGGGCAGTAAAAAACAACAAGCCGTATCATAAAATTTTTGCCAAATGGGCCAACAGAGAAGGATACAAGTCTGTCGCCCCGGCATTAATGAAAGCAGGCAATTTGGATACTGACTCTTTAGATTACTGGACTCCAATGGCATGGAAAGCGTGGCATGGAGATGATTCAGAAATGCCCCATCACTGGAGCAAAGAGCGTGTGCCCGATGAATTGAGAGATTATCTCGAAACTGTGTTTGATGCATACGAAAATATATGGCAAGATTGGCCTACTGAATATCGTCAGATTGGTGAGCAAGGTGTGGCGGAAGACTTTAAACAGCCAATGAAGATGGCTGACTATGTTGCTCAAGCAGATCGTTTGCATGATGAAATGATGCGATGCCAACATGCCAATGACGAAGCAGGCTATGAGCGTGCCAAACAACAATATCTTGCACTTGAACGTCAGGCACGTCAAGGTATGGTGCCAGAAACTGCAGGCACTACTGCCGCTACCATGCCTCCGAGCCCAGCAGCAGCTGCACAGGCCAAAGCCATAGTTCAAAAAGCCGCAGATGACAGAGCTGTATCACTGGCCAACATGGCCAGGGTAGTGCCCGACAACGTGGCAGAAGACTCTGGAGCATGGCCATTCCAAGAGATCAACGAACTCTCAAATGATAAATTAGCACAGTATAAGTCTGCAGCCGGTCGAGCAGCCACTGCAGCCGATCGTGCTGGTAATTATGAGTTGGGAAATAAACGTTTTCGTGGCATTACACAAGCCACCAAAAAACAGTTTGCCAACGATGTTAAAAAGCACAGGCCACAATGAGACTAGAAGAATTTGCTCCTATTGACGAAGATTTATCACGCCGGGGTTTTCTCCAAGGCGTAGGTGCAGCCGCTGCTGGCGTAGGTGCTGATGCAGTGGGCGCAGAGCTAAAGAAAATACAAGTGGCAGATACACCAAATGCTCGATTGTTGTATGACGTTGCCAAACCTTATATCAAAGGAACTGAATTAGCACAGTTCATGGCACAGTGTGCTCACGAAAGTGCCAACTTCAGCACCTTGGTAGAATTAGGTGGCCCAGAACATTTTAAAAACTACGACCCACAGTTTAATCCTCGCAAGGCCAAACAGCTGGGCAACACACAACCCGGTGATGGCGAACGCTACAAAGGCCGTGGATTCTTACAAGTAACTGGACGTGATAACTACCGCCGTATTGGACAAAGTTTAAAACTGCCCCTGGAAGCTGACCCCACCATGCTGGAACGACCCAATGTTGCAGCCTGGGCTGCAGTATGGTTCTGGATTAAACAAGTAAGAGATCGTGTGCGAAACTTTGGCAATACCAAGCAAGCCACACGCCCTATCAATCCAGGATTAAAAGGTCTTAAAGATAGAGAAAAGAAGTTTGCCAACTATCAAGCTGCTATGAAACCTGTGAAAGTAGCTCAGCGATGAGAGCAACTGAATTTATAACAGAGCAAGGTGTGGCGGAAGGTTTCTCTAACGCTGTAACATTTTTTAGAGGTGAGCCAATACTTTCACAAGAAAGACTGGATCAATTAAAATCAAGCATAGGCAAACCTTATCCAATACTAAGGAAAGAAGGGTCAGCAGCCAACATTGGAACTTATATGAGTCCCGACGGCGATAAAGCAACCAGTTTTGTTAAACAGGCTCTGGCTGGTCAAGGAAAAGGTGGTGTAGTTACACAAATACAAATTAACCCCAACAGTTTCTCAAAAGGAGATGGGGGTATAGATGAAGCAGTTATTATTACCAACATTGCTGGTTTGGTCAGCAACCAAACACCCAACAAAAACGATCCACTAAGAATTCAAGATCGCAAACAGGCAATGTTGAAGTATCTTGGACCAGGAGTTCGAAAATATCTCAACGATCCGTTATTGAGTGATCCAAAAATAGTTCAGAGTTGGTACAATCCTGAATTTGCTCAAAAAAATTGGAACACAATCAAATCAGGAAAACAGGCTGTGACCAAACCGGGTGAAAGTGAGATACAAGAACGAATGATGAGTGTGTTAGGTCCGTTGGCCGAAAAAATAAGACGGGATCCTGAAGTAATTAGTTATTTTATTGCTCACAATCCCGGTGATTGGGTTGAATATAATTTCAGAATGAACAGCGATGGTTCTGGTACTAAAGTGGTGGATGTAAAATATTACCCACCTGCCAAGCAAGGTGTGGCGGAAGGTTCACTGAACGAATGGCAAGAAGCCGATTTATATCATGTCACTTACATACCTAGTATGTTACAAATGTGGCACAATGACACTATGGGTCTTGGCGGTGACGTTAGCACAACTCGCAACTATAACTATGCATTGGGCTACTTGAAAAACTTTCGTAATAGTGGTGGTGTCATATTTACTTTAGATCAGAACCGGCTGCGTAGAGATATAGGACGTAGAAGAATGCCCGGCACTGACTGGTTTAAAGGTGAGCCGCCAGCAGATTCCAGTGATGAATTTCGACGCCGCGATGATTCTCTCGATACAGATAGATTTGAAACCCTGATCAAAGGTGGATTGAAACCATTTAGAAAGTATGTGAAAAAGATTCAAATATGGTTGCCTAAAAAGCGCACCATAAAGCCAACGCCCCCGGGCGAGGATCCAATGTATCGTCATACATACACACCTGGTGATGATCCAGATCAGCATTATGATGTATCTGTCAATGATGAATTGATGCAAAATAATTGGTTTAAAAATCCCACAATGAAAGCAACGTGGGATGCTGTATTACGTGACCCGCGAACAGAAGTTAAATCGGAACTAGGATTTCAAAAGACTCAACACAATGTTCCTGTTAGAGCAAGAACTCAATATGGAACTGATCATCGACTGTATGATCTGTCAAAGGATGACTTTCGAGAAAGCCTAAAAGAATTTGCACCAGGTGGTCAAGAAGGCAACGGCCCGTTTGACTATGGCAGTGCTATTGTTCAAATTGGTGAAGATTATACTGAGTTATATAACGATGATGGCGACGGTGCTGATGCTGCCAGGATCATAAAGGTTGGCAAAACATTTATGGATGCAGGAATGACAGCAGGCATCAACGCATTTTACGCCATGGACACCATGGTCAGAGATCATGTAGCAGAACAACTTCAAGACCTTGGATTCAATGTCCGGCAAGATATCTATCTACCATATAGACAAGGAATAGCCAAAAAAACAGCAGATAGCAATGCAAAATATGCAACACACCAGGCAACGCCGGCAGGGCAAGAAGAAGACAGGAATACAGCAGTTATTAAGGCTGTCATTGTATCTGGAGCAAAAAATTATCAACCTGGTGATGAAGTTGCAAGTTTGATTTTTGATAAAAGAAAACAAGATGTTGCTCAGCGTCTGGCAGAGATTAAAAAAGAGATGCTGGAGAGATTTGGTCCAAAGGTAAAGATTGATTATCAAGTTACCATTGGTGGAAACCCTGTACAGGTTAAAGAGCAAGGCGTGGCAGAAGGCCAAGAAAACTACAATGGCATAGATATCTCTATGGAGATACAAAAAGATGATGAGTATGTGGATGATGAAGATTATGATAACCAAGTACTATATGTCACTGCCAGTAGCAAAGGTAAAGAACTGGGGCATGTGTTGTTTGCCTTTGACGGTGAATATCTCATGCCACAAGATTTAGAAGTAGAAGAACGCTATCGAGGGCAGGGTATCGCTCAAACCATGTACGACTATGTAAAGAGCAAGGGATATAAAATTCGCCGTAGCGGTCAACAAACTGATGCTGGTGCTGGATTTTGGGACAAACACAAAGGTCCAGGACAAAATGTCTGGGAGCAAGGTGTGGCGGAGGCCAAGGACGAAGGGTTAGTATTACAATTCTTAAAAAGTATTACACCTAAAGAATTAAGATACTATTCTATTAGAGATAACTGTGGCCCAGCCGCACTTCACATGATGGATTGGGCAAAAGAAAAGGGTATAGAATTACACAGGGTTAATGGCTATTTTGTAGCAGATAATGTTGTATACGACAAAGCTGATTTCACTAAAGAAATGAAGCATGAGTTTTTGCAACAAGGATTAGATTTCAATGATCCCAAATCTCGACAAGAATTCATCGCATCTAATCCCAAGTATAGTAAAGAATGGAAAAAAGTTCCTCATTATTGGTTACAAGATGATCGGGGTACTGTTTATGATCCAACTGGGTATATCCAATTCATCAAGACTGGGTTAGCAAAGGACCTAGATAAATCTAGATATGAAACTGTGCAAGGTGTGGCGGAAAACTTTGCAGATGGCAAGGGTCCAGGTCGCCCAGGAGACAGCCAACGTCACGGCATTCCCAAACACGCTACCATGGCAGAATTAGAAAAAGCCTCACATGCCAAGGGTCGCAAAGGACAACTGGCTCGCTGGCAGTTGAACATGCGTCGTGGGCATAAAAAATGAGAGCCGCAGAATTTACTACAGAAGCACATCATAGTATATTAAAAGTTATACAAATGGGACCATGGCGTGTGCATATTGACACCCATGCTATGGTCAGTGCGGCTGCAAGGAGTGTTGATATAGCTGATTTTAGTAATATTGTGAGTTATGCCACGAATGTACCCAACACTTTGAATACTATACCCGTTGGCAAAGGTGCGTATTTCCAAGATGTAAACACTATGATCAGCATCTACATACATAGGCTCAGTGAAGACGAACTAAGAGTAGAAACTGTTTTAGGTCCAGACATGAGACCAACGCCGCCGATGTTTCGCAGACCTGTGCCGCCTCATAATAGGAAAGTTGATCCTCGTTTAAAACAATCACAAGATGCAATGCGCAAGCAAACCCAGCAACACGGGCGCGATACTATCAGTCAACGTCTTGCAGACATTAAACCTATTGTAAACATGAACAGATCGGATCGACGTGCATTTAAACGTATGGTAAAAAAGAAATGAGACTGAGAGAATTCAGTCCCGACACACTGGCAGGCAGCTTTGATCGTGGCTTGATATTCAACAAACTGTGGTTGATACATGAGTTGGCCACGATCAAAGACACATTCAGCACTATCTATATACTGGGATCATGGTATGGAAATTTGAGTATATTGCTGGCTCGGAGTGATATTGATTACAAACACATTGTCAATGTAGACACAGATGCAAAACGAGTCAGACGAGGGCAGGCTATTGCAAAACAAATGCACGTGGCAGACCGCATAGAATCCATGGTAGCGGACGCCAATGAATTGGATTATCGCCAGTTGGACAGCAACGGATTAGTGATCAATTGCAGTATTCACGACATGCCAAACTCGGGCTGGTTTGATCATATCCCTCGAGGTGTAATGGTAGCACTACAAAGNCGCACAGATNTAGATCANNACATCAACAGTTATGCCCTAAAAACCATACTGTATGACGGCACAAAACAGCTGGCGGATCCCGAAACTGAGTATACCAGCTTGCTACGCATAGGTATTCGATAACAATAAATACACCATGAAACTCTACGACTTTTTGACCGAACAAGCAGCCATTGACGAAGCAGCCATGAACCCCACGGAATTTGACCGTGCAGTTGAACAAGGGCAAGCCAAGGGGGTGTTGGTAGGGTTTGAGTTTGAAGTGCACATGCCCGAGGCTACCATTACCGGAACCGAACCTTCCAAGGACAATGAAGAAGCTCAGCTAAAAGAATTTGCGTCAGTGATCATACAATATTTTAACAACAATGATCTTGACGATCTCTCACCCCAGGCTTTTGATCAAAATTTTGAACTACGTCAGGCCCGGCATGGTTTTGCTGACCTACAGTCAGCAGCCAACGCCATGATACAAGAACGTTTGGCCATAATTCGAAAATTGTTTGACCAAATTCCAGAAAAGCTGCGAGCCAAGTTATTAAAGAAATCCAGCAGAGATCGTGGCGGCAACATTCCTGCAGACATGCCTCTTGAACGACAGTTAAGTTTCTTCCGTGGCTTTGGCAATCGGGTATTTTACGAGACCAATGACAACACGATTGAAAATCTTGGTCGAAAGATCATACGAGCAAGCAATCACGACTGGGAAGAACTGTTGAGTTTTTTATACGCAGGTCGAGTTGTTGATTGGGACAAGATAGACTCAACTGCGGCTCATATCTCCAACAATTTCCTTGACTACTTTGATCTCAAACGACCCATGCGTGAAATCTGGAGAGAGCTGGACCTGGATGACTGGATTGATTCTGACTACGATGAGTTTGACGACAACCCAGCTGAATACAAAGAAGCCACTGACATTTTGGTTCCAGCCATACAATCCATGACTGGTCGCAAAGTGCATGTGTTTCGCAGCTACCATCAAAGCAAGAAAAACATGACCGATTGGTACATCGAACCCGACGGTAGTCTCGAAGCCAATGAAGACAATGATGTAAGTTGTGAAATTGTGAGTCCGCCCATGCCGGCCATGGAAGCAGTGACTGCATTGAAAAACTTCTACAGCTTGGCACAACAGCTCAAACTGTACACCAACTCCACCACTGGCCTGCACATCAATGTGAGCATACCCGGCAATTTAGACGTGCTCAAATTGGCTGTGTTTTTGGGTGATCAGTATGTGTTAAAATACTTTGGTCGCGAAGGCAGCCACTATGCACAAAGTGTACAACAAAGGCTTGCTCAGCAGGCCACTGGTGCAGTCAAAGTAAAAACTGCAAATAAAAAAACCAATACAATTGGTCAACCTCGTACCACTGTTCAGATAGACATGAAAAAACTTTCTGACATTGCTCGAGATGCCACACGAGGACACATGGACAGTATCAGCAACAACGGCAAGTACTTCAGTTTCCGCCATGCTGGTGGCAACTATCTTGCCGACCTGGCCGGTATTTACAATTCTGTGGGACGTTTTATCCGTGCCATGATCATTGCGTCGGATCCCACACTGTATCGTCAAGACTACTTGGCCAAGTTGGCCAAACTTGCTGCCGGGCCCGAAGATGTCATGCAACCCAATGCCAAAGATGACCAAGTGATCAACTACCTGCGAACCAAGGGCATGCCAATATTGGTCATGGACATACAACGCTACAAGGAAGGACGTAACATGACACGTCTTGCCGAACGAGGCTTTTATCAGGCCACTGGAGCCACCTGGCGGCCAGAATATGCACGGTCAATGACCATTACTGCCAACAGTGCCAGTGCACAGGCCGCCATTGCAAATAAATTTAAAAATGAATCAAGAAAAGCCGAAAGCCTGGCCAAGCCTGTGACAGAGTTTGAAACAGTGGTCGTAGTACCGCCCACTGCCCAGGTATTGAGAGAACTGTTGGCAACAGATTACCCAGCAGGAGTGGCCACAATTTCAGCCGACAGTGGTATAACTATAGGATTCTTCCTGCGTAGAAAAGAACAACTGCCGCCTACTGACTCACGAGTACAACAGTATATCAAAACACTGTTGCGCCAACGATTTCCCAAAGGCAAGGTAAAAGAACAAATAGCATGAGAGCCACTGATTTTGAAATTCGCAATTACGACAAACTGGATAGTATTCTAACGGAATTGTGCGAGCTGGTGGTTGCAGGACAACAACGTGATCCTGACCGTTATGGTGTGGTAGCTGCTGCAGTGCTGGATCCCGACAACAGATTGGTCCTGGGCATTAATTCACCGGGCCCAGACAAAAAACGCCGGCATGCAGAACGTGTGGCCATGTCGAACTACGAACGCCGATATGGCCAAATACCTCCGGGCAGTATCATCATAACAACCTGCAGTCCTTGCAGTGAAAGCATGGCTGAGAGAGACGGTGCCAGTTGCACGGAACTCATCAACAACAGTCCTGTACGCAAGGTATATTGTGGCTTTGAAGATCCCACACAGATTCACAGTGATCAATATCAACACAAAAAATTTCATACTGAGTGTACTAACAATCCCAAGATACATGAACTGTGTCACATGTTTGCCAGTACATTTTTAGAATATGAAGCCGAACAGTTGGATGAACTGACATTCTTGGGATCTCCGTGCACCAAAGACTGCTCAGGTCATCGTGCCGGATACAATTGGTCAAAAGGTCGTGGTAACGTGCATGCCGCGTCATGGAGTCAGAGTTTTAACAACGGAGCCGCATTAGCTGTGGCTGGCAAATAAAGAACACCCTTAGGACCGCACTAGTTGCAAAAGGTGTAGGCGGCTGCTGCCTAGTTATAAATAGATTCGCTACCTATATTAACGAAAGTGAGCATTATTTGTGCATTCTTCATTTTTTAAACGTCAAGAAAAACTATTCCTAGATAATTGGCATACAGCTGATAACTACACTCAGCAGATGTTCAGCTGGTTGCCAGACATTCGCAGCAAACTTGGAAAAACTTTTTGTTTGTTTAATATAGTTTGGCCACCGTTGAGTCTTATTGATACTGTGCCCGGCAATGTGGATACATATGTTTTACATTTTGGAACTGAATATGTAGACTGGCAATGGCTGAGTAAATTCTGTTGTAGGTTCACCAATGCCCAGGTGATATTGATCTCGGCTTATAACAACTCATTGTATGCCGAGCCCAACTTGATATTAATACAATTTAATTTTTGGCCTCAAATTTTGAAGTGGTATCAAAAAGAAAACAGTGTTCCAATTGTATCTTTAACTGGAAAAACAAAAAAAATTAGTTCTCTAGCTAATCGTGTAAGTCAATTTAGATCATATGTTTGTGCACATCTTTACAAAACTTATGATCCCAACGATTATGTTATGAGCTGGCGTGGAGTGATTGGTAAAAAAGAAGACTTATATCTATTTAATTATACCGGAAACAACAAAATTGATACAATAATTGACTATATCAAATCAACATTTTTTGATCTAAGAATACGGCCTGATGAAAAATTTATCAATGGACCTTTAAATAATCTTTTCTACGATTGGGCTGCATACACCGATTGTGTGGTAAATTGTTCCAACGAAAGTGTCAACAACTCTTTTCAGCAAACTGACCGAGGATCACATATAGTACCGGGTGCTTATTTCACTGAAAAAACTTGGAAATGTTTGTTGTCTGGCACGGCACTGCTACCAGTGGGACAATACAAAAGTTATGAAAGTTTGACCCAACAAGGTTTTAAATTTGACTATCCTTGGAATTGTGACTTTGATCAGATTTCTAAAGATATTGATAGAATAGACGCAATTTTAAGTTGTTTAGACAGTATCAAAGACATGTCAGTAGAATTTTTAAAATCACATACTCAAGATAGCAATATACACAATAGAGAACATATATTAAGTGGTAATTATTATAATCAAGAAAATTTGGTTAACTTAAACAATGTACAAAAATTTATTGACAATAGTAAATGAAAAGATTGATTACATTTGGTTGCAGTTTTTCCAAAGATAACTATCAACTGACTTGGCCAAATTTACTGGCCAGTCATTTAGGATTAGTGTTGGATAATCGTGCAGAAAGAGGTAGTGGAGCTGACTTTGTTTGTAATAGAGTTCTTGCCAGTGATGATTTAGATAGAAAAAATGATTTAGTGGTTATCATGTGGCCCAGTGCTGATAGATATGATTTGTGGGCAGACGCTACTACTCCACATTTGCTCAATGACATTGATACTTGTAGTTGGCCCGACGGTATTTTGCCACAGTTAGTTAACTATTCAGGCGAATATAATCATACTGAAGGATTTATTTTAAATGGTAGTGTACCTAGAGGATATAAACATCACTACTATAAATATTTTTTTAGTGCATCACAGTGTGTTCATAACTGGTATAAATCAATTATACTAGCACAGATGTATTTAAAAAATAAAAAAATAAAATTTGTGATGGCCAATGCATTTCCTTTGAAAAATCCTATACATTATCATCACAATAATTTTGAAATTATTAACAGTATATATTCAAACATTGATTTGACCAGTTTTGTCCCTACTGCTGAAAATGATGGATTTTTCAATTTTTGTAAAACAAACAATCTGTTGTTTTATAACGACCATCATCCAAAAACAGAAGCTCATGCTCTTTGGACGGACACTATATTATTACCAAAAATACGTAAAATTATATGATGCAACTCAACTACCGATTCCTGACAGAAATTGATCTGAGTAAAATACAACTTATGATTGATGCTGGATTATTTGAAACAGTAGGGAAAACCCTATAATGTTTGCTTGGTCCGATACTCTGGAATTGCTTAATATTACTAACACATCTGACCCTGGCTATGCATTTTGGAAGGATCGATGTTTATTTTTATCAAATATCGATACAGAAAAAGTAAAAGTTTTTCTTGATATTGATAATTTTTCACTAATTAAAATACCAAAAAATGTACGCACGGTTGTAATTACCATGTTCGGCGAAAGTCCGAGAATTAATGACCTAATAACATTAGCACATCAACATCCAGAAGTTAATTTTATATGGTTGGTCGATATTAATTTATATGATTTTAAAATACCAAAAAACATATATTATTTTAAATATAGATTTTGGTATTTGCGCCTTGAATCATTTTTAGCTTACTATGATGTTAGTAAACTAATTTTTGCAAAGAATAAAAATTACAAATATAAATTTAGTAGTTTTTCGTTCAAACTCAGGCAATCAAGAGCACTGATTACCACATTATTAATGACCTATGCACGTAATGAATCTTTGATAAGTTGGCACAAAGAAGATCAAGACAATCTAGATGCTCGTCATTGGGCACTAATAGAATCTTTAAAAAATCACCATGACTTTGCTGATTTAGACTGGTCGGTCATCAATAACACTATCATGCCAGACAACTTTAACAAGGCCAAAAATACTGTAATAGCCAACACTCTTGACATTGATAACGCAGGTTATGCTAACACCTTGATAAATTTTACCAATGAGACTGATTCGTACGGATATCATAATGATGGCAAACATGAATATATTAGGCCTGGTCCGTATTTGACTGAAAAAACATTGAAATCTTTGATTTCTGGCACAATAATGATTAGTGTAGGACAACCTTTCATTTATGAGTTTTTAAGAAATGATTACAAACTACCATTGAATTATGCCATAGATTTGTCATATGATAATCTCAAAGGTGATTTTGATCGATTTCTTGAACTTCGCAAATTAATTGAGACATTGGCATCAACTCCCTTGACAGATCTAGTAGACTCTAACATAGATATTTGCGAGGCAATACAACATACTCTAATAGATCCTGACTACATAATAGGGTTAAAAAAATTCAATCAACAACAAGATGAAAAAATTTTAGAGAAAATAGAACAAATACATTCAAATACATAGTTAACCTAAGGTGGTTGCATTTTGACAAGAATGTAAGTATAATTGTAAACAACTTACATTTTAAAAGGAAAACCAATGTCAGACAAAACTTTTAACGGCGAACAAAAAATCAAACTCATGCAAATTATTAACGAAGGCATGCAGGTAACGCATGAAATCGAAACCCTGCAAGGTGGACTCAATGACACAATCAAGGCCATAGCAGAAGAACTGGAAATCAAACCTGCAGTGCTTAAAAAAGCCATTAGGCTTGCGCACAAAGCAGAGTTTGGTAGAGAGAAACAAGATCATGAATTGCTGGAAACAATTTTGGAAACTGTTGGCAAAACTTTATAATCAAATGTTTAATCAAGTCGAAATTAACAGTATTGACCAATATGATCGTGATAATCAGAAGCAAATTCTGCTAACACAAATTAAAAATTTTTGTGTTAGTAATGATATAGAATTTACTTCCAAATTGTCACCTGAATTAATAGCAAGCAGCACAAAAGAAAAAATTGTGTTTATGAAGTTGTTTGATTTAAATGTTGGTGATTACCATTGCTGGCAAAAACTCAATGATGACTGTAGACAATTTGGCAAAGTATTATTGATTATTACTGACAATATAATAAATTTTAATGAGTTAGAATTTGTAAAAATTTTTAGCTACCCAGAATTATTAGGAGTCCATGCCAGCCCCAGATACAATGTCCAAGTTAATGATTTCACGCCAAAAAAATTATATAATTGTTTTATTCAAAGAGTAGATTCTACGAGACAAAGTTGGTTTTATTTTTTACATCATCATGATCTACTGGACAAAGGGTACGTTAGTTTTTTATTAAAACAAATAGCAGATTACAGTACACTGACTGGAAGAGATCTATTTGATTTTATCCATGACAAATATTCTCTTTATCAATTGCCTCATTTTGAATTGGCATATCAAAAATTAAAAAATCAAGTGCCATATCGTAATTTCAATGAAGAATATAATTTATTACCATTGATTTTAGATTCTAAATATTCATTGATTTTAGAAACATATGCAACTGACGACAATCGTAACCAATGGTGCTTTACTGAAAAACTACTACGCAGTCTACAATTTCCAACTTTTAATTTACCGTTTATTCAAAAAGGAGGAATTACAGTTTTACAGTCTTTGGGATTTAAATTTAATTTAAATCTGGATCACATAGATATGTTGACTTGGCAAGAGCGACAACAAAAACTATTGCAAATTTTAATCGACGATACCGTTGACTATGATAAAAATATGTTGTATAATATAAGTAAACACAATCAAGAATTATTGCAATCGTGGAATACACAGTATCAAAAATCAGATTTTTTTGATAATTTTTATAATAAGGCAATAACAATTTGAGTTATATAGACGCACTTTATGATCGCGAGCACGATCGCATACATGTAGTAGAGAGGCGAAATAGAGTTCGAGAATATCGAGAATATCCGGCCAACTATATATTCTATTACGACGACCCTCGAGGCAAGTTTACCAGCATCTACGGAACACCAGTATCACGATTTAGCACACGCAACAACAAAGAGTTTCGCAAAGAAGTTCGAGCACAGTCACACAAAAATCTATATGAAAGCGATATCAATCCTGTATTCAGATGCCTAAGTGAAAATTATATAGGGCAAGATGCTCCAGAACTTAATGTAGCATTCTTTGACATTGAAGTTGCATTCGATCCCGAACGTGGGTTCTCACCTGTTGCAGATCCGTTCAATCCCATAACTGCAATATCATTGTATCTGACTTGGCTAGATCAATTGATTACACTGGCAGTACCACCCAAACATATGAGCTGGGAGACTGCAGAAGAAATTGCTGGCACCTTTGAAAACTGCATGTTGTTTGAACGTGAAGAAGAAATGCTAAAAACATTTTTAGATCTTATTGAAGATGCAGATGCACTTTCCGGATGGAATTCAGAAGGCTATGATATTCCATATACTGTAAATCGCGTAACTCGTGTGCTAAACAAAGATGACACCCGTAGATTTTGTTTATGGAATCAGTATCCTAAAAAACGTGTCTTCGAGCGATTCGGTGCCGAAAACGAAACCTATGACCTGATTGGTCGTGTGCACATGGATTATATGCAACTATATCGTAAGTACACTTACGAAGAGCGACACAGTTATAGCTTGGATGCCATTGGCGAATATGAGTTGGATGAGCGTAAGACACAATTTGAAGGCACACTTGATCAACTGTACAATCAAAACTTTCGAACATTCTTAGAGTATAACAGGCAAGATACTTTGTTGCTACACAAACTAGATCAAAAGTTGAGATTTTTAGATCTAGCAAATGAACTTGCACATGCTAATACTGTGTTGTTACAAACAACAATGGGTGCGGTAGCAGTAACTGAACAAGCCATTATCAACGAAGCACACGAACGTGGTATGGTTGTGCCCAATCGGCAACAACGACTAACTGATGACGACACACAGGCGGCAGGCGCATATGTTGCATACCCTAAAAAAGGCATACACGAATGGATTGGATCCGTGGATATTAATTCACTGTATCCATCTGCAATTCGTGCGTTAAACATGGGGCCAGAAACTATCATTGGGCAATTACGCCCTGTTATGACTGATAGATATATCAAGGAAAAGATTGATGGCAAGAGTAGTTTTGCCATGGCGTGGGAAGGATTATTTGGCAGTTTAGAATACTCTGCGGTCATGGAACAACAACGTGGCACAGAGATTACTATAGACTGGCAAGATGGCAATGAAACTGTGCACAGTGCCGCAGAAATATGGTCAATGATCTTTGACAGTAATCAATCCTGGATGCTGACTGCCAATGGTACTATTGTGACATATGAGCGCAAAGGCATCATACCCGGACTACTAGAACGTTGGTATTCCGAACGTCGAGACATGCAGGCCAAGAAAAAAGTAGCTAAAGATAAAAAAGAAGAAGCGTTCTGGGACAAGCGTCAGTTAGTTAAGAAGATTAACTTGAATTCATTATATGGTGCTATTTTAAATCCTGGATGCAGGTTCTTTGATCATAGAATTGGTCAATCTACCACTCTCACAGGACGAGCTATTGCCAGACACATGGATGCACATATCAATGAATGCATAACTGGCAAGTATGATCACGTGGGAGAAGCTATCATATACGGTGATACAGACTCGTGTTATTTCTCAGCGTGGCCGGTATTAAAGTCTGAGGTTGAAGCGGGTCGTATGGAATGGTCAAAAGAAACTTGTATTGCGTTATATGATTCAATTGCAGAGCAAGTCAATCAAAGCTTTCCGGCTTTTATGGAACAGGCATTTCATTGTCCCAGAGGTGCCGGCGAACTCATCAAGGCCGGCAGAGAACTTGTGGCAGATCGCAGTTTGTTTATCACAAAGAAACGATATGCAGTTAATATTATTGACTTAGAAGGCCGGCGACTAGATGTTGATGGTAAACCTGGCAAGACCAAAGCCATGGGACTGGATTTAAAACGCAGTGATACTCCTAAAGTTATTCAAGATTTTTTGTTAGAAATTCTAAATAGTGTGCTAGGAGGAGCACAACGTGATGCCATAATTGAACGTATTAGAGAATTTAAATATACATTTGCTGAGCGTCCAGGTTGGGAAAAAGGATCACCTAAACGTGTTAACAATTTGACCAAGTATGCCAAAGAAGAAGAACGACTAGGTCGTGCCAATATGCCGGGACACGTCAGAGCTGCAATTAACTGGAATAACATGCGAAAAATGAACGGTGACAACTACAGTATGCAGGTAGTAGATGGTATGAAAACTATTGTTTGCAAACTAAAATCTAATGCACTGGGATGGACCAGTATAGGATATCCCACAGACGAAATGCACTTGCCGCAATGGTTTAAGGATTTACCATTTAACGATTCTGAAATGGAAGCTACTGTTGTTGATCAAAAAATTGACAACTTATTGGGTGTACTAGGGTGGGATTTAGCATCTGCTACCAATACAGAAAATACATTCCAAACTTTATTTGATTGGTCATAATGATTTTAAGTGAACTTGTAAATTTCTATAACGAATTAGATTTTATTCAGCGAATAAAACTAACAAAACAATTGGCCAATATTGAATTGGATAAAATAACTCAGATGATTGTTGACCAGCCAGCAATCAGTCAACGAATGGCCAACGACTTACTGTATTACAAAAACGGAATATCAAGAGCTTTTGATAATTTTGATTTTCAATATAATACTATCTCGAGTCATTTGATTGATTTGATAGCACATGAAGGCGATATTTGGCGACAACAAAATTTTCAAAGCTATCTAGAAAATTTACAACTTCTTAAAACCCAAGGGTATTATGAAAGTGGAACCAGTCAGTATGTTGATCAGTACGGTATATTACGAGCAATAACTGCAGAAAAAAAACAAGAATTACGAAATAAGATTCACAGTGATATTTTTAAACAAGAATCAAATATCAGTGAAGAAATAACAAAAATTATACAAGATAGAATTATTGGATACTCGTCATGGCAATACCCTGCAATGATTTTACGCCCGGGAATGGGCGATTTAATAACGCATATGGTTGCCAGTGATCCGTTGTATCTACTAGACCAACATCAAGAATTATTAGATCCATCATTGAATAGATTCAATGAACAATATAAAAATAGATTGCGACCATATATCATTGAAGAAAATTTTGATACAGTACAATCAAAAGAAATATTAGAAATTATACCTAACAATCAATTTAAAATATGTATTGTTTATAATTATTTTAACTATAAACCATTTGAAATCATTAAAAAATATTTTGAAGAAATATTTAATAAATTAAGCCCAGGCGGGGTACTTGCAATGACATTCAATGATTGCGATCGAGCAAGTGCAATAAAATTAGTCGAGAGCTCTAGTGCTACTTATACTCCTGGACATTTGATTTATAGTCTTGCTGCCAGCTGTGGTTTTACAGAAATTTTTAGATTCAACGGTGCAGATCCAACAACTTATATAGAATTACAAAAACCCGGTAGTCATACCGGTATAAGAGGTGGGCAAACTTTGGCAAAAATAAATCACAAATAACTTGTAAAATCTAAATACAACCTGTATAATAAACAATAGGAGAAATATACACATGAAAGACAATCTATTAGACTTGGTAGAACACACGCACGACTTGGGCTGTATTGAATTAATCAAAATCACTGGTGATGCTAATACAACAGAAGTAGTTGGAGTTGGCACAGATCAATCAGTGGTGTTAGACGGAAAATTTCTAGTTCCTGAAAAGGAATTTGTTGGCACATTTGGCATGCCCAATCTGGGCAAACTTAAAATTTTACTAAACTTAGAAGCCTACAAAGAAAATAGCACACTGACTGTTACTCACAAGGCCACCGGAGAACCCGACGGTATTGATTTTGCCAACAACTCGGGTGATTTTAAAAACAACTACAGATTTATGGCATCCGGAGTAGTAGATGCACAGGTCAAAACACCAAAATTCCGTGGTGCCACCTGGCATGTGTCATTTGTGCCCACAGTGGTAGCGATTCAAAGATTTAGAATGCAAGCGCAAGCACACACAGAAGAAACCAGTTTCCAAGTTAAAACTGATAATGGAAATCTGGTATTTTCGTTTGGTGATCACTCAACCCACTCGGGAAATTTTGTGTTTCACGCAGGAGTCACTGGTCAATTAAAACGCTCATGGAGTTATTCTATTAAAACTGTGATGAACATTTTGAGCTTGACCGGAGACAAAACATTTAGCATTAGCGACGATGGATGCGCACAGATCACAGTGGATAGTGGACTTGCAACATACAACTACATTTTACTAGCATTGACTAAGTGATATGCTAATATCGCAAGTAAGTATAAATAACTGTATCAGGAGATTGATATGTTTTATGTTTATGCTTACTTGCGGAAAGAAGATTTGACACCTTATTATATTGGTAAAGGACAAAATAAAAGAGCGTTCGAAAAAGATCACTCAGTTGTTGTGCCCAAAGATTTATCTAGAATTGTGTTTTTAGAAACTAACTTAACTGAATTAGGTGCGTTTGCCCTTGAGCGTAGATACATTCGTTGGTACGGTCGCAAAGACTTAGGCACAGGTATACTACGAAATCTAACTGATGGCGGCGAAGGGTCAACTGGAATTATTCCGTGGAATCTTAACCAGAAAATAGGATCGTTCTTAACAGACGCAGGTAGGAAAAAACTGAGCAAGGCTAACAAAGGAATTCCAAAAAATCACGGTGATAAAATTTCTGCCGCACTTAAAGGAACGCCTAAATCAGAAGAACATAAGAAAAAGCTCAGCGATGCGGGCAAGGGTAATATTCCTTGGAACAAGGGTAAAACTGGAGTCCAGGAGTCAGCAAGAAAAGGTGTTAAAGTAAGTGATGAGGTTCGTGCTAAGATGAGTGCGTCTCACAAAGGCAAAGCAAATACCGAAGAACAAAAAGCAAAAATTAGTGCTAAACTTAAAGGCAGAGTAATATCAGAGGAAACACGAAAGAAGATGTCAGAAGCAAGAAAAAAACTATGGGCAGAAAAGAAAAATGCAAGATCACTTGACAAATAACCAACTCGATAGCAATGGACTTAGTAAATGGGCTGTGTTCCTTCCAGCCATCAGTGGATTTTATGCCACATTTGTAGGCAAACAACGTCAAGGCCCGTATGTGGATCCTGCTCGTATGCCAGCAGGAATACAGGACATGGAACAGATGAATTGGCTCAACAGTCAACAAGCATTATTTCCGTATCGTTGGAGTTTGTATTCCGGTGGTCATGCCAACCTAGATCTTGCCAAACCTGACGCCAGTGAAGACATGGTTCGTGCTAGAGAACCTGGCACACTAATGCTCGGCGACTCGGGTGGGTTTCAGATTGCCAAAGGTCTCTGGGAAGGCGAATGGCGTGATCCTGATAGTGCAGAAGTTAAGCAAAAGATTGCTGATTTGGCTGCGCAAGGTACTCAGACAATTGTAAATGCTAAGGGTAAAACAATTACAGTTAATCCTCTAGTAGATTATCAAAAGTTAATAGATGCTGCGCAGAAAAAACGCGAAACTGTACTTAAATGGTTAGACGGCATTTGTGATTATGGAATGACCTTAGATATTCCAACTTGGGTCATACATGATAAAAATGCAGGTGCCAAATGCGGAATTAGTACACTACAAGAAGCAGTAGACGCTACAAAATATAACAACGAATACTGGATGAATAATCGGCGAGGTATTAAGAATGGTGGTATGAAGATTCTTAACGTCTTGCAAGGTGCTAACCATGCTGATGCTGATCGATGGTATGACATGATGAAGCAGTATTGTGATCCTGCTATCTATCCAGACACACACTTTAACGGTTGGTCAATGGGCGGACAGAATATGTGTGACGTGCATCTCGTGCTTCGTCGTTTGGTAGCATTACGCCATGACAATTTGCTACAAACAGGCATACATGATTGGATGCATTTCTTAGGCACTAGTAAGTTAGAATGGGCTGTGCTACTCACCGTGATTCAAAGAGCAGTTAGAAAGTATGTTAATCCTAACTTTACTATAAGCTTTGATTGTGCTAGCCCATTCCTCGCCACCGCCAATGGGCAAGTATACCATCATATAGACCTACCACATAATGGCAAATGGTGTTATAGAATGAGTCCTATCGCGGATGATAAGAAGTATTCCGCAGACACTAGATCATATCGCGATGCTGTGCTACAAGATGGTTTGGTAAAACATTTTGATGAATCACCGATTAGTGCACAATTACAAGTCAAAGATGTTTGTGTATACCGACCAGGTGATCTAAATAAAAATGGCAAAGAAGGTAAAACATCGTGGGATAGTTTTAGTTATATGCTTCTTATGGGCCACAATGTTTGGACACATATAGAATCAGTTCAACGTGCCAACAGAGATTTTGACGCAGGAAACTATCCCAACATGTTGTGGTACGAAAATGGCGATCACTCAAAATTCCAAGACATTGTGGATGCTATATTTGCCACACCTGACAGGGCTGAAGCCGAATCTATAATTGAATACTACAGTAGATACTGGATGGATATCATTGGCACNAGAGGGTTCAAAGGCAAAAAGGCCTTGAGTGGACGGCCAATGTTTGATCAATTNTTTGANNTTGNCGANNNNGANATTGACACAGAATCNGATGATAGTGTACAATTAGACGANNCNGCACTGGATCAACTGGAACAGGAACANNNATGAACNGAGAAGGTCACGAAAACACCATATTCTTTTATGGTAATGAAGTAGAGCACACTCCAGCACACGGCAAATACACACTGTTTGTTGTAGGGTGTCAAGATATCGAACACATTAGATTGCGTTTAACCGTCGGCAGTGCACCAGTCGAACATATCTATTTTGGTGCCAACCAGAGCTTTCCCAAATGTGGTGTCAACGACATTGGAGTATGGCGGCCTTGGGAAGCCATGATCAAGTACTTTCTAGAATATGATTATTTGTGCACATTGGACATTGATGTCAATTGTGCTGAAGGATTGCTAGAATCCGGCTTAACCGAGTACCATAACTTTATTCCAATGATATCAGTTAAACTGCCGTACATCAATCAGTTTGGCTACAATGCCACACTCAAAATTGACGATAAAGATTTTCGAGCAACCAATCCTGGAGTATGGTGCCATAGCCTACATGACTTACAAGATAGACGTCGATTTACCAATTGGTCTAAATATACCAAAGACACTCCTGTATAATGACAATCTTATTATCAAATATCGATAGGCAACATTACACAGATCGTGCGCCCTGGACTCCGTATTGGTCCGATTGTTATAAGCATATGGTTAATCCGTATTTAGAAATTGCCAATAACAACCCAAATTTAGTTATATGTTATGGAGATAGTTGGTCATGGGGGGACAGTTTAGGTGATAGCAATGCTGGGACTGGAGTTGACGATTTAGAATTTAGATCCAAAAATATTTTTGGATTTCATTTGTCACAAATGCTTAATGCAGATTTTGTAAATGTTGCAACTCCTGGAATATTTAATTATTGGATACATGATCGTTTAGATATTTTATGTAGACACGATATAAAAAGGCTTAGTTCTAGTTATGATAAAATTTATATAATAATTACACTCACTGAGTTAGGACGTGATTTTGAATTTCACAAATACGTCGATGACTTTAAAACATTTTACAATTGGGAAACAGATTCAGAATGCACTGCTGAAAAAATTCTAATAGAGGCTGAACGATTTGATTTTTTAAAATTAAAAAAAATTAATAATCAATTACCAAAAAATTGTCACATGATTGTCGGAAGAAATTTTACCAATACTTTTAAAGTAAATAAATCTATACTTACAAATTTAGTGCCGGAAAATTGGACCAATATATTACTAAAAAAACAAAATATGAGTGTATTGACAGATGTATCTATTATGAGTTTTGGTGTAGATAGATTTAATAAATTTATACATGCACACAGATTAGATAATGAGCAATATAAAAATTGGTTTATTAATAATTTAAGCATATTAGCTAACAAACAAATTGATTATCTAAACAACAGCATGTATAATTATAAAAAAGCAACAAAACATCCTACACCAGATGGTCATAAATTATGGGCTGATTATTTAAAAAATTATATTGAAAGCATTGAATGAAAATTGGATTGAGTTATAGTCGTTGTATGCGAGACATTGTAGACGGCACAGTAGATATTGAGGATGTATTGCTGGTCATTGCCCGCACAGATTTTGATCCGCATGACGATGATCAATGGAAGGGTATTTGGATTGGCTACGGTGGCGGCACTGACAATGGCTACACTACTGGCTTCTTTGGCGGTAGCAATCCAGAATGGGCAGGCTACCACGACGAGGATCAATTCCGTAGTGTTAGCATTGAACTTTGGGAAACAGGCAAGCTACATCAGCCTCGTAAGTTTGGAGCACATGCTCGCCGTATGCCTTACTACTGGTTAGAAACTGCACTACCTGACAACGAGCTAGATAGGTTCCCGGCGGTTAAATTAGCATGGGAACAGTTTCAAACCGTGGCTGGGTTATCCGGCGTTAAATTAAACAAGGAAGCCAAATGAAATCACTACGACGCCGTATAAGAGATTGGTTAAATGATGACGATGACTCAATGGTCAAACCCAGCCCCCGGGCCCATAATGCGTCTCATTTAGATAGTCAAGGTTTTAGACTTCAAGTGTACAAAGCATCCGGCGGTATTGTGATTGAAACTCACGCCTACGATGAGAAAAAAGATAGAAGCAATATAGGACTGTATGTGATCACAGAAGGCCAAGATGTCGGGTACGAGATTGGCAAAATTATAACTTTTGAAAACTTAAAACTATGAATCAACAACAAAGAGACAACATTGACAGAATCAGTGCGGCAGC